ATGGTAATTCACGCATAGCCAAGTCTTTAGAAATTAATTTACCACCAAGAGCCTGTAGCATAAAAATAAGACCTTGTGCAGGATTAAGACCAGCAAGCATGCCATAACGAACATCTGCTGAGTAGTCGCCCTTAATATCTTTGCTTGGTAAGTAGTCAACACTAAATGGAGAACCAGCATCTACACCACGAATTGTTTTTTGTTCATTAAATAATAATTCGTCAACTTCAAAACAAAGAGAAATAATTTGTTTAAAGGTAGAAGCAAAAATAGCCTGAGCAGATTTGATCTGTGTATCAAAGCCACCCATAAGTGCTTGGACACCTTGACCAGTAATAACAGAAGCATCACTATTACCAGTTCGTGCTTCAGGGTACCGTGTACCTACACGCAATTCTTGATTAAGAATTTGCTGTTCGGTAAAAGCACCTTGTGGAATATTTAATTCTACACGGCGTACACCGGCAGGATTATTAGTACGGATAATTCCGTCCCCACCAAACTGCATTTCTTGAACATCTTGCGGAACAACAATTGGTGCTTGTACTGATTTCTCTGCTGCTTCCATTGCAAGTAATGCAAACCTATTACGAAGCAGTTGGATACCTAGTACGTCATCAAATTGTCCACGCATCTC